AAAGATCAAACTTTAAATACAATAGACTGTCTTATTGACAGTGAAGCTTTCTTAAAAGGTGAAACATATAACGTGGTAGACATTGATGTCATCGAAGAATAATTTAATTGCACGTATCACACAAGAAGAATGTGCTGAAGTGATACAAGCTATTTCTAAAGTACTTCGTTTTGGAATTAATCATGTATCACCTGTTACAGGTATCACTAACAAATCTCAACTTGAAGATGAGATGGGTCAATTAATTGCTATGATGCAGTTACTAGCTGACGAATGGGAATTAGAACGTAAGAATGTAACAACAGCATATAAACAAAAACAAAAGAACTATGATTTATGGGATAAACAATATGCTAATTGAAGATCATGGTGATATAGTAAGTATTTTATTTATGGTTAGACCGCCTAAAGATCAAACAGAATTGTGGCATTTAACTGAAGTGTGTAAGCAATTACAGGAACTGGTAATACAATATGAAAACTCAGATGGATTGGGATCAATTTTATTTGAAGATAGCACAGTTAGTAGCACAACAAAGCTATGCTAAAGACCGTAAAGTAGGTGCTGTCATTGTAAAAAGTGATAACATCATTTCTTTTTCTTATAATGGAACACCTAGAGGATGGGACAATGAAACTCAAACAAATGATGGTAGAACTAAGTCAATGGTTCTACATGCTGAAGCTCAAGCTATTGCTAAGTTGGCTAAGTCAACCTTATCTAGTGATGGCGCTACTCTCTACTGTACCCTTAGCCCTTGTATTGATTGTGCAAAACTTATTAGTGAAGTAGGTATTAAACGATTAGTTTATATTGACGAATATAAATGTAAAGAAGGTATTGAGTTCTTAAAAGCTAATAACGTATTAGTTAATGAAGAATATTCAACAACTAAATTAGCCTCTAAAGAATGGTTGGCTAGAACAGGACTACAATGGTAGATATTTTATTACTGTCAGGGTTAATTATAGTTCTTGGTGTATATAATTGGAATATGAATAATCGTATTCAAGACTTAGAAGAACAAATTGATTCGTATAATGATCTTGTTTTAAGTATGGCTGAAGAACTACAAGAGTTAGGTTCTCCTAACGTAAAGGTAGTTGAACGTGAAAAATAAATTATTCCCAGGCATTACATTAGATGTAGCCTGTTTACCTGATTGTGAAAAACAAATAGGTGAATTATTCTGGGACTGTCTTATTGATTATGTATTAAGGTTTAATGCACCAATTATTAATGCTCCCTTAAAAATTAGCATATGTGCAGTAGACTATCCTCCAGAAGCTAATGAGCTAGGTCTTTCATTGTTTAATGAACTTGATAACAAAGTATTAGTACAAGTAAAAGATCCATTCATAGCTGGAGAAGAATACAATGAATATGCTATGATAATGTTCATACAAGTGTTGTGTCATGAGATCGTTCATGTATGCCAACACTTAACAGGAAGAAAAGGATTTAAAATTCCTAAACATACTGTTAATAAAAAAGATGAACTAGAAAGTTACTTCTTTGATCCTGAAGAAATAGAAGCGAGGGTCTTAGAATCCCCTTACGCTTCATACTATGGGTATAGATTACTATGAAGAAACTTAGACTATGTGTAGACATAGAAACAAACGGGCTTATGCCTAATGTAGATACTATTTGGTTAATGGTAGCTATTGATTCTGATACAGGAACTGTATACTCTTTCTCCGATTATAATAATGAACTACCACCCTTACAAGAGGGTCTTAAGTTTATTGAAACTGCTGACATTATTTTTGGTCACAACATTATTGGTTATGATTTTACTGTCCTTAAATATATCACTGGATGGACTCCACCTAACACCGTTAAGGTAATTGATACATGGGTGTTATCTCAGCTTAATCAATATAAGCGAGATCACAAACATGGTCTTGAAGGTTGGGGTTCTAAGCTAGGCTTTCCTAAGCTAGAGTTTAATGACTTTGATAAGTACAGTAAAGAAATGCTTGCATATTGTATTCGAGATGTAGAGCTTAATGTAAAAGTTTATAAAGTTTTAACTGAAGAAGCTACTAAAATCATTTCTAAATATCCTATGTACAAAATAGGTATGGATGTTGAGATGGAGTTTGCTAAGATTGAATCAGAAATACAACAAAAAGGTTGGATGTTTGATATGGCTGCTGCTCAAACATTATTAATGCAAATCAATAATAAGTTAGATGCTATTGAAGCTGTACTTGAACCTAAAATCGGTATGCGTTGTTTAAAGATGGATAAAGCAGATGAATATAAAGAACCTGCATGGCGTAAAGATGGATGCTATACTGTAGCAACTGTAAAACATTTCGGATATACACAAGAGTCAGGTAGAGATGAAAGACCTATTGAAGGTGCATACTGTCGTATTGCTTTTGAACAAGGTAAGGTAGGCAGTATTGAGGTAGTTAAAGACTGGTTGTATAGTCTTGGATGGGTTCCTGATGATTGGAACGTTGAAAAGATTAACGGAAAGTTTGTTAACAAGTCACCTAAAATTACTGAATCATCTCTTGAAAAATTAGGTGCTGATGCTATGCTTGTATCAGATTATTACACAGTAAGAAGTCGTAAAGGTATTTTAGAAGGATGGATCGATGCAGTTAAATCGTCAAAAGATAACCGTTTACATGGACGTATGTGGACTATTGGGACTCCTACCTTTCGTTGCCGCCATGAGCTTGTTGCTAATCTTCCTTCGGTCGATTCTGTTTATGGTAAAGAAATGCGATCATTACTTATCTGTGAGCCTGGAACATCTATTGTGGGAGCAGACTCCGCTGGTAATCAAATGCGGGGTCTATGCCATTACATTAGTAACGATGATTTTACTAATGAAGTAATTAATGGTGATGTCCATACAAAGAATGCTGAGATTCTTAGTACAGTATATCCATGCTCTCGTAAGACAGCTAAACCTTGGCTATATGCTTATCTCTTTGGAGCAGGAGCAGGTAAGTCTGGCTTGATTCTTACAGGTAAACGTGATGCTACTATCGGTAAAGCTTCTCAAGATAAATTTGAAACAGCTATTCCCGGATTAAAAGAACTTAAAGACAAACTTAATAGTATGTTTGAAAGGACATCTAATGCGTTCGGTAAAGATAAAGCTTTTATCCGTGGTATTGATGGTAGATTAATCTTTGTTAGCTCTGGTCATCAGGTATTAAATTATTTGTTACAGACAGCTGAAGGTGTTACATGTAAAGCAGCTATTGTTTATCTTAAACGTAAACTAATAGAACGTGGTATACACTTTTACTTTTCTATTCATTATCATGATGAGTTAGCTGTTGTAGTTAAAGATGAATATGCAGATGAAGTTAAAGAGTTAGCTATTGAAGCATTCATTGAAGCACCTAAATGGTTTGGTATTAATTGTATGGGCGGTGATGCTCACATTGGAAAGACATATGCAGAAGTACATTGATAATGATATTCAATTTAATCTGGCAATCATAGATGCAGATAGTATCATCTATCAGACTGCCTTTGTAGAGCCTTCACCCGCTAAATGTAAGAAAGCACTCGATAATAAACTAAAAGAAGTTATGGAGAACGTAAATGCTTCTAATGGAGTAGTGTTTATTAAGGGTGCTAACAACTTTAGATATCAAGTTGATATTGCTTATAAGGGTAATCGTAAAGACACTATTGAACCTGAAGTAAAAGATCGTATTGATATGTTATATGAATACGCTAAAGACTTCTGTGTTCTTAGTGACAATGGTGAAGCAGATGACTTGTGTGGTATTACCGCTAAGAAAGCTCTTGATGAAGGTCAACTATATATTGTGTCTCACATCGATAAAGATTTAAATGCTATTCCTGGATGGCATCATAACTTTAGAACAGGTGAGATATACCATATGGATGATTCAGAAGCTTATCGTTTCTTGATGACTCAAATCCTGACAGGAGATGCTACAGATAACATCCAAGGGTTACGTGGTGTAGGTACTAAGACAGCTGATAAGCTAATTAAAGACACACCTAATACCCAACTGTGGGATAAGGTTATCGAGCTGTGGAAAGCTAAACAAGGTGACTTGTGGTATAATAACTTTCTGAAATGTGCTAATTGTATTTACATCAGAGAGTTTGAAACAGACTTGCGTCCTTTAACCTTTGAAGAACTTAAAGAAAGATTATCATGGAGTACGGACATTGGCATCCCCTCACAGACAGACCAGACGGAGCCTTTGGATTCATCTACTATATCGAAAACCTCCAAACAGGAAGACGATACATCGGAAGAAAGCAATTAATCAGTGAATCAAAACGACTACTACCTGGAGATAAGCGAAGAACTATCACTCGGAGAGAAAGTGATTGGAGAAATTATAAATCCTCGTGCAGAGAACTCCTTGATGATATTGAGTACTACGGATTTGATTCATTTACTTTTGTTATCTACGAATGGGTATTCGGAAAAGGAATGCTTACGTATAGGGAAGTCCAAGAGCAATGGGAATGTGAAGTTCTTTCAAGAGTTGAAACACCTGATGGAGAACGTCTCTACTACAATGGTAACATCGGAGCAGTAAAATTTCTTAAACCAAAGCTATGAAGAATAAAAAGCCTGAACCTTTAAAAGAATACATTAGCCTTAAAGAAGATTTTAAAAATCAATTTCAGAAAAAGAAATCTACACAACAAGAGGCTAAAGAACGCCGTAAGTTTATTCGAGAACTAAAGGAAGAAAGAGATTATGAGTAGATGGGTACATGCACCATGCCCTAAATGTGATTCATCAGACGCATTTAGCTACAAAGAAGGTGATGAACATGGCTTCTGTTTTAGTTGCCAGAAGTCCTCACCTATAGATCCACACTTCAAACCAACTGTATACCACAAAGAGAATTACAACATGCATACATTAGAGGAAATTGAAAACTATGACACAAGAGGTTTTCAAGAACGAGGCATCCATAAAACTGTTGCAGCACACTATGGTGTTAAGGTTAGCTATGGCGAAGATGGTTCTATCGTTAGTCACTTCTATCCTTACACTAAAGATGGTACTGTTGTTGCGTACAAAGAACGTAAGCTACCTAAAACATTTACCACACATGGTAACTTTAAAGATACTGAATTGTTTGGACAAAATGTTTCTACAGGTGGTAAGCGCATTATTATTACTGAAGGCGAATTGGATGCGCTTGCCGTGGCACAAGCCCAGTATAGTAAGTATAACAAGTTCTATCCCGTGGTCGCAATACCATCGGCGTCAGCTATGGGAGCTATCCTTGCTCAACGGGAATACTTACGTTCCTTTGAAGAAGTAATCCTAATGCTTGACATGGATGAACCTGGTCAAAAGGCTACTCAACAAGCAGCTAAAATTATTGGCTATGATAAAGTTAAAGTAGCAACATTACCAGAGAAAGATCCATGTGATGTGTTGATTAAACATGGTGTTGAAACACTTATGTCATGTGTATTTAATACACGTTCATATAGTCCAGCTGATGTAGTTAAGGGTGAAGACATTTGGAATCAATACAAGCTTAAAGACTCTGTTGTATCTGTACCTTATCCTGAATGCTTAGATGGTCTTAACGAAAAGATTAAGGGTATGCGTATGGGTGAGATTGTATTGTTTACCTCAGGTACTGGATCAGGTAAATCAACTGTTATTAAAGAGATTGTATTAGAACTCTTAGATAAAACAACAGATATGATTGGTATGGTTTCATTAGAAGAATCAGTTGGAGATACAGCTGAGAAATTTATTGGTATGAAACTAAATCGTAATCTAAACAGAGAAGATGTATCTGAAGAAGATAAATACAAAGCATTCCAAGAAGTATTTGGTGATGAACGTTTAGTATTACTAGACCATCAAGGCTCTGTTAGTGATGAATCATTAGTAGATAAGATGGAGCATCTAGCTTTGATGGGTTGTAAGTATATTATCCTAGATCACATTACTATTGCTGTATCTGAGGGTGCTAAAGGTAAAACAGGTAATGAAGCAGTTGATTCATTCATGTCTGACTTACTTAAGATTACTAAGAAACATAACATCTGGTTAGGTGTTATCTCTCACTTACGCAAATCAGGTCTCGGTATGAAACCATTTGAAGAAGGTAAATTACCTTCATTAGATGACATTAAAGGTTCTGGTTCTATTAAACAAATTGCTTTTGATATCATTGGTTTTGCTCGTGATATGACTAGTGATGATGCTGAAATTCGTAATACTATTCATCTACAAGTACTTAAGTCACGTTTAACTGGCTTAACAGGTAGATGTGGTACTACACATTATGATGGTGATACAGGTCGCTTATACCAAAAAACAGTGGTAGATTTCTCTTAAGGAACTTATGAATCCAGTACAATACTTATCTGAAAGAGTAGCTAAAGTCGTAGTCAACTCAGATAAGATTTATAATGAGGGTGCTCGACTATTAGCACATCATTCAACATGGGAATATGACTTAGAAAGGTTTGTAAATGAATCGTGGGACACACTTCTCCGCTACTGTATTCGCAACAAGAATGCAACTCATAGCGCATCAGTTAAACTTACTTTTGCAAGTGACCTTATCGGAAAAAGAATCGCAAGAGCTATTGGAGTTGATGAACATGACATCAAATCAACTCTCGCTCTTGGAGACATTCTACTCGAAACATTTCTCCAAGATGGATTAATAGATATCTTCCGAGAGTATGATGGGTTTAAAGCTCCATACATGGTACGTATTGTTAACATGCCTGACAATATTAAACCAACATTAATAGGTACTTCATTTGAACCGTTGTTACCTATTGCTGGACTGTATAGTAACCTTACTAAAGAACCTTTTATTAAG